TCCTTTGCAGAGAATGGTAATGGTTGAACAATATCGTCTAAATTAATTGTTGTTTGATTTGGTTTCAATTTATCGAAGGTGAATTTTGAATCAATATACTGAAAATGACCACCCTCATAATCATCAGGATGGGATAATTGAATGGTGAAACTCAACTTCCTCATTCCACCTTCTCTATACACTTCAGGCCCTGCATCTGTGTGCCATGTGTAAAAGTCTCCTGTAGGTGCATCAGGTCTGTGTTTATAGATTGTGTATTGAAGGGGTTCTAAGTAATCATATTCCCAATTACTCCACCCTGCATCTTGTACCATCACTCCAACACCTTCATGAATTTTGTTTACTATAGATTCAGGCATTTCATGTCCATCCTTACCAAACCATTTGATTTCAGATTGACGTATTTCATTTTTAACATTGAAATCTTCTTCAAGACCATCAGGGTCACTTTCTGCAAAACCAACTCTACCGTAGTCTACAGGTATATTGTCTGCAGCTTTGTGAATTAGAGCAACTTCTTCATCTGTAAAGAATTGTGTTATAAATGTACAGTAGTTATTTAATATCATTATGCACCACTCATAAATTTACGCCAATCAATTGTATTCTTAATAGTTTGATGTCTCCATGTGATGTTTTGCATACACTCTTTTAGAAACTCAATGGTAATTTTAAGATATTCAAGTTTGACGTTTAGTTTTTGTAAATCTTCATCAGAATTATAAAAGATGTTCATGTCATTCTTCATGACTTTGAGTCCGTCAAATGGGTCAGGATTCCATCCCAGTTCTTTGATACGATTCTCATCCATCTTTCCGTTATACCATAACCACTTATCTTTAAGTAGTGTATCGTATTTCATCTGATATTGTTTTAAGAGTATGAGCTTACTGGATAGTAAGTCTGAGTATTTTGCATGAAGTCTAGGGACTTCTAGTGAGGACTTATCTAATTCAATATCATCGATTTCACAATCGACTTTCCACATCTCTTTAATTTCATCTAAATTCATAATATAAAAATCCAATTAGTAGTATTTCTCTTCCATTATTTTTTAACTTTGTAATAGAACATTGTTAAAAAGTAAAAAATGATTAACATTTCTAAAATTAAACAAATCCAAAAAATAATTTCGTTAAAAGCATCATCTCTAGTGTTTGAAGTTAATAACAGTGTGTTTATTACTAAGGCAGTAAAAACACTTAACTTGTTTGTTGCTAAGTCTTGGTTTATTGAATCTTTAATTTTTTTCATCAATTTATTTTAAAAGTTTCAGTAACTTTTGTGTAGGTTTTATTTTTAGTAGTATTTTCTACTATTATAACATATTTATGGTGTTTTAGGAAGTGGATTCTATCTCGTAGTATGTGAATCTGAATGACACTGTGGTCGATACTGCTTCTGCTTCTGCACCTGATTCTAATTCTAATGCACCTAATGAGATAGGGAAACAGTCGTGGAATCTGAAGAATCTATTGGGAACGTTTTTGTTAGTGTTCATTACTAGTGTAATGTCACTGTATTGGTTTAGGTCATTCTCTACTGAACTGTAAGTACCTGAACCAGTTTTGATGGAATCTACGTATGCAGAGTATGCTTCAGGATTTGCAATAGGAACAATTGCATCCATCCAATCGTAAATTTCTTTGAAGTTCTCTAAGTCTTCGTCTACTAAGAACGTGACATCAAGTGTATCGAATGACACTTTGTCGCCAGGAAAATATGCATCCAAACCCACACCTGCAGCAGATGTAGTTTCTGAGAATGACATGCCTGGAATGTTAACAGACTTTACATAGTACTCCACTGTGGGTACTTTGTCTACCAACAATCTAAAATTGTTCTTGTTAAGTATTGACTTATTGATTGTTGTCAACTTTTATTATCCTTTTTGTTGATGTTGTATCTTGATAGTCGTTACCACGATATTCTCTAGTAACCATCTTTTCACAAAGATACCCATCTTGAATGTATGTTGTAGTAATAGTTCTACTCAATACATTAGTTGTTTCGACACCATCAGGGAATGCTTCTTTCTCCCATGGGCCTTCTAACACTTTCACATTTTTTGCATATTCTGACATAATTATTCCTCTGAAAATGGGGTAGTAAATCTACCCCATAATACTATTTATGTTATTTCTCGTTTACAAAATCATTAAACTGTTTTGCAGTATCAATAACATCTTGTGCTGTGTAAGTCCTTAAAGGTATTTCCTTTTTAGACTCAGCATGATTGTCATTCCACGAATGAATGGTCTGTCTTTCATTTTCGATGTTGTTGATGATGATTCCCTCTGCGAGAGATAATAGGTCGGCACGGATTTCGTACCCTGATTTAGTATTACTCATATTTTTCTCCTGTGTGTGTATGTGTAATTGTATCCACTTGGATACACTTTTATTTAGGTCAAAAAAAAGGGACTCCGAAGAGTCCCTTTAAAGTTACTAAACTTTTGTTTACAGAATGTTGGACACTGCCATCTTTCTGTAGTAGAAGTTAGTTCCATTGGTTGCAAGACCGTTTGATGGAGTTGAACCCACGAATGGATTAGACACCATACCGTATCTTGTTTTGAAACCAATTTTTGGTTGGAATGTATTCTCACCAACGGCACGTACCATTTGTAATGGAACGTATGGGCAATAGAACATACCAGCATCATAAGGGTTAGACCCTCTGTAACCAACTGTTAAGTAATCAACACCAGCATATGGGTCGATGTATACTTTAACTCTACCGTTTAATACACCAGCAAAAGTATTGCCTGTGTCGTCAACGTTTAAGTTAGTTGATAATGCAGGTGCGTAATCTAATACACCAGCCATTGAAAGAGCAGACGCTACGTCTGAAGAACAAAGGATAAAGTTACCTTTACCTCTTCTTGATTCTTTAGCGATTACGTTTGATTCTCTTTCGATTTGGAATAACAATCCTTTAAACTTCTCTACTGACCATCTACCATTTGCATCTACGTCTAAGTTGAAAGTACCTGAAACAGCAGTACCTGAGGCACCTGTTTTAGCTTGAAGGTTTACTTCTCTAACAACTTCTCTGTTGATTTCTGCAAGGATTTCTGATGAAAGAATGTTTGCAAGTTCTGATTCTGCATCTAGACCGTGGATTGCTTTAAGGTCTTGTGCAAGTTCGAGTGTGTACTCTGCTTTTAATGCTCTGGATTTGGCAGTCACAGTTGCTTTTTCAATTGTGAATGACATCTCGTTGAATGCGTTAGTTGATGAATCACCTAATGCTTCTGCAGTTGCAGTACTCATACCACCGACTGTATCTGTATCATATCCACCTGCGAATGGGTCGCCTGATGGATCAGCATCAACACCAGCTGAACTATTTGGGCCGTTTGTAGCGGAGTTCCCAGTTCTAACTTCGTTGATACCCATAGCTTCAGATTGACTTTCTCTTCCAGCAGAAGGATAGTCATTATATCTTGCCTTCATGGCAAAGATAAGACCTGTTGGGCCTGTCATTGGTTGAACACCACAAATGTCGTAAGCAACGAGATTTGGCATAGCTCTACGTACTAATGAGATTAAGATTGGATCCCAGTTAGAAATTGCAGAACTACCAGTAGCATTTAAAGGTGCAGCTTCTTGAAGAGATGCTCTATCTTCGTTTAGAGCTTTCTCTTGGTTTTCAAGGATTACTGCTGTGACTGCTTTCTTGTAGTTGTCTTTGATCTCAGGAAGATCAGAGTGTTCTAGAATCGGCTGCCACTTTTCTTGTAAGTTTTCTGATAAAAACATTTTTTAAGTTTCCCCTTTAAATTAACCTAATGGTTTTAATTTAGATATTGCAGTAGCATACTTAGACATTGTTGGGTCAGTGACTTTATCTGAAGATGCTTCTTCTTCTAAAGTTCCTGTTCCTTCCTCTACCCTTGTTTCTTCTGCAATTGTTTCACCTTCAACTGGAAAGTATGCTTCTTTGAGTTCGTTAACTTTATCACTAAAGTCTTCGATATCTGTGAAGTCTACACCATTTGATAATGAAACCATCTTCTCTTTTTGTGATTCAGTTAAGTCTTTGCAGGCTTCTCTGATCACGTTACTTCTCTTGAGTGAATCATTCTCTTCAGTTATTTCCATATTTTTTTGGACTTCACTGTCAAGTTTTGCTTCCATCTCATCGAGACGATTTGCGAGTTCGTCAATGACATCGTACTTGTCTTCAGGAACATCAACGTAGTGTTCTACGAATAATGTTTTTAGACCTTCAATAAAGTTTTCTGTCATTTCTGACCTCAAACCTCTTTCGATTGCAAGTTCGTTTTCTTTCGTCCACTCTTCTGCACAATAAGTCATATACTTGTCCACTGCTTCTGCAAGGTCGTTCTTGACTTCTTCTGTCGAGGTTTTTAGTTGTTCGTTATATTGTTCTTCAAGTTCTGTCTTGATTTCTGAGACTTTAGAAGACACTGCAGCTTTAAAGATAGTTCTTGCTTTCTCAGTGTTTTCTTCTGATAAGTCAAGAGCTTCTGAGATTGCAGATAGGTCGTCATCTATTTCCATCTCTACTAACTCTGATTCGAGGTCAGCAGATAATTGCTCATCTACTTTTTCTTCCTCATCATCTTCGTCTTCGACTTCGTCTTCATCTGATTCCATTTCAGACATAACTTTTTTAACATCATCGTCTTCTTTCTTTTTCATAAGTTCAACGATGTTTCGAGCGATTTCTGCCTTTGTTAAGGATTCGTCAACTTCCTCTTCGTCATCTTTGACTTTAGAGTACATTGCCTGAAGTTTTTCTTTATCCATACCCTTCATTGCGTTGACCATTGCCTTAATTGTTTCCATCTTAGATGGTGAATCCTTTTCAGAATCTTCGCCCTCTGAAACTTTTTTCAATTTAGGTTGTGCATCAGGTTTACCCTCACCTTTCTGTTGAGAATCACCACTAACTTCTTTAGTACCTTTCTCAGCAGACTTGACGGATGCAACTGCTTTGTCAACAGGATTTTCTTCAGGTTTGACGACTTCACCTTTACCACTTTCAATTTTAGCGGCATCAGATGAACCTTGTTTTACAGGCGCTTTGTCACCCTTTTCTGCTTTTGAATCAGGTTGTTGACCTTCCTCAATAGCCTCCACAGTTTCTTCAACTGTTTCTAGGTTTTTATCTAACTCTGCCATTCTTTTCTCCTGTTTGAGTTTTATATTATTTATTTATATGTTAAAGGTTTTCAACAAACCTTTTCCATGCATTTAATTTAACTTCCTGCAATTTATTATGTTTTGCAGACTTAATTGTTTCTCTCATCTCTTCTACTTCACGTGCTTTCAGGATACCATTTTCATATATCCATTCAACACCTTCCATAATACCTTCGACAAATGCCTCAGGAGCGGATGGGTCAGCAACAATATCACCTGCAGTTGCAAGTTGGAAGTCACTTTTCACGTATTGAGCGCCACCCTTCTGTTCTAGTGAACCTAGACCTCTAGAAGAAACACCCAATTTTGCACCATCATCGATTAAATTTCTTACGATTTGACCGTTTGGTGTACTTAAAATTTTTGCACGTCCCACATAATTATTTCCATCTTCTTCCAATTTAGTAATTAAGTGTGACACTTTGTCAAGATTGATAGTTGGCCCGTCAGGATGACCTAACTCACCAAATGCTCTACCTTTCTCAACGAATTCTTTGACATAACGTCCTACCTCTTTCTGCATTACTTCTTTAGGGTAGACACGTCCATTTCTGTTCTTTATTTCTGACTGCATGAAGATACCTTCGATGAAGTATTCCTTTTTACCCTGTTCGTTCTCTTCAACGATAATAGGTGATACAGCGTAATCGTTAAATTCTGATATTAATTTCATCTAATATATCTCCAGTATTGATTCCATCGTAGGACATTTGTAACATAATTTTCTTCATGTCCTTTGTTTCTTTTTCTGCCTGTTTCATGTCTTTATAAGGGTTACCTCCAGTGAAATCATCACCGTTTAGGTAGACATGAATCTTCCCTTTCTTGTCTTGTGTGAAGACTATTTCAATCTTCTTTCCACCGACTTTCTCAATGTCTCTTTTAACCTCTTTTTGTCCTAGAGGTGCTTTGAACTTTGCTTCGTTCAACTCTTTTGACATTGATGCAAACGTTTTCATTCGGAATCGTCACCTTCTTGTGTTGGATTGTTTATCCAATCTAGTTGCATTTCAACTCTTTTCATGTCAACAACTTCTGCAGCTTTCTGTTTGATACCATCAAAAGCAGTTTCCTTTGCATCGTTCCATTGACCTTGTTCGATTTGGTCTACAACTTTTCTACTTAAATCGTTCATTTATTAAAATCCTCCGAAGTCATCTTCGTCTTCACCACCTTCCTCTTTCTCAGTTTCAATCTGTTTATTGAGGACGATCATTTCATCTTCTGTTTGTCTAAGTATGTATTTACGTACATACTCATGACTAAAGTATTTACCAATGTATTCTTGTGCTTGACTTAAAGTATCTAGTCTTTCTCTCATGATTTCTGCATCTTTCAACTCTGTAAAGTGGTTGTCAGTTGCATAATCAAACTGCATGAAGTCTTTGACTTGGTCAAATTCTTCTGCAGAGACTATCTCTTTAAGTACAAGTTGTGTTTTTAATACATCAATAAACACCCTTGCAAATTTCTTTTGAAGTCTATTCGTAAACTTATTAAACTTCAATTCGTCCCTAGATATCTCAGAAGCACGACCCATGTTAAAACCATTGTCTGCCTCCATTCGACTTCTAGGAACATTCAGAGACTGATATAGTTTCTTCTTGAAGTATTCTATATCTTCAATCTCTGAAAGATTCTGTCCGCCTGGAAGTGTACTAATTTCTGTACCTCTTCCACCTTCTCTACGTGGTAACCAAAAGTCTTCCATCATAGACATATGTTTACGGTCATCTTTTATCTCACCTGTTTGTGCATTATAAACAAGTTTGTTTCTGTACTTGTTCATAACATCGGCAAGATATTGTTCCGCCTTTGCCTTTGGAAGGTTACCTACATCAATGTAGAAAATTCTTCTTTCAGGTGCCCTTGAAATCCTATAGATAACAAGTGCATCTTCCATCATTGATAACTGATTTGCAGTCTTCAATGCTTTGTGAAGGTATCCGATTACAACATTCTTAGTGTAATCTAACAGACCTGAAGTCGTATATGTTACTGCCTCAGGTGCAATTTTCAGGGTTGCACCTTCACCTGCACTCCCTGTTTTATCAAAACCTTTGTCGTTGAAGATGAAGTACTCTTCAATCTTCGTAATCTTTTCTATACCCTTTTTGTCTTTTTCTTTCTCTACGTTACGAACCTTTTTAATTTTTAAAGGGTCAATGATTCGTAAATCTACAATACCAGCTTTCTCACGTGACGAATTCACTACCTTATGCAGATAGATTCTTCCGTCAACGTACCACTTTCTGAAAATTTCATGAGAGTTCTGATTGAACTTCATTAAGGATAGGATGTAAGCAAACTCGTCTTGTATCTTTTTCTTGATACCATCAGAGAGTTTAACATCTCTGAGATCGAGTGAAACAATCCTATCAGATGAATCAGATGTGATACACTCATTAATAATGTCTTCGATGGCAGAGTCACACTCAGGTACTAATGAGACTTCTCTGTACCTACGAATGAGTTCTGCCTCATTCCTAATGTTACCATCAAAATCTACAAAAGACCCATAGGCACCACCAGTGATAAAACCGCCTGGTTGTGTCTGTATGACAGGTGTTCCGTCATCGTCTACAGGTGGAACAAACGAAGGCCCTTTGACCTCCGTTGTTCTTAACTCGTCTCTTTTACGAGTAATTTCAAACCCAAATAATTCCATACTGATATTTATAACACCCCAAAAGAGATGTTATTCACTTTTTAGACTACTCTTTCCCAGTGAGAGAATTCAAAATCAACTGTAAACTCTTCTAATGCATCTACTGTTTCATAAGAAAGTTCGATTGCACCAATTGAAGTTGGGAACATGTTGAAGAACTCATATCTCGCTAGGACTGAATCGTCTTTGTTTAATTGTTCTACGTATGCACGTGATAATAAGTAATCAGTGTCTGTTGCACCTTCACCACTATCTAATGCTTGAATTTCTGTTTGCCATGCTTCAAGAGCAGTTCTTGCAGAGAATTCAACGTCATTGATGATAGTAACACTCCATGGTTCGAAGGTTCTATCTCCAGCAAGTTTCAGAATGTGACCTCTAAAGTTTACAGGTACTACTCCGATTGTTGCAGGTGGTATTTGTGCAGCTTTACACAGGAATTCTATCTTATTACCTGCACGAGGTAAGAACACTCTAAATCGGTTAGCACGTGGGCCACCTCCGATTAATTGTGCTTTAAATTGGTCTATAGTTGCCATTTATTTCTCCCTTAAACTGCACTGTATACTTCTTCAAACTGTACACCACTTCTTGTGGCAACAAAGTTTAAAGTTACAAAGTTAATAGACTTAGCAGGTTTCACAAAGATTGAACAAACAAATTCGTTTCTATCAATCACTGAATCAGTGTTGTTTGTTTCGTCACAAACTACTGAGTAATCTACTAGTCCTCTTCTATTCTTCACGTCTCTTAAGAAAGGTTCTACTGCACTTCTAAATTGTGCTCTTGTGAATGCATCGTTGAATTCAAAGAGTTGTGCTTTAGCAGCAGTTGAAATTGCTTTCTCAAGTACAATGAATAATCTTCTGACGTTAATTCTGTCAAATGCACTTGTTGATGTTAATCCAGTTTTGTCACCAAATAACACTGTACCTTGGCCAGGGAATGTAACCACAGGGTTAACTCTTGCACGGTATAGGTCATCTCTTGATGATTGTTTTGGATTATGAGCAAGTTTTGTGATTCCTAGATACTGTCCTCTTGAGAAACCTGCAGGTGAGAACCATGGGTCTCTAAGAAGGTCTGATCTTGACATAATACCTGCAGTATGGGGGTTTGCAGGAATCCATACGTATCTATCGTTGAATCTATCGTACTGATACACCCATGTTGAGTCAAACACAACATAAGATGATGAACTTGCAGTATTTATTGTTTCTACAACGTTAGTATTTCTATTAGACTCTGAAGTTGGTGCAAAGTGATTTGTTTCACCATTTGCAGTTCCGATGCAGTCCTTTCTTAAAGGTGATGCAACTAACATACAATCTTTTCTGTTTTCACATACTAAGATACCTTGGTTGACAATTGATGTCCAATCTGCAAGTGTGTCACCTGCAACTGAACCCATAATCAAGAATGAGATGTCTACTGACTCTGAATCCTCAAAGTGGTCTTGCCATGCACCATATTTTTCTCCAGCAGTCATTGCATTACCATCTGAACCAGCACTCAATGATGAGTTTTCAGGTGTTGAAGGTCTTAAGAATGCAGTTGTTGCTGAAACTAAGTGTGTTCTATGTTCGTTAGCGGTTGTGACCATTGCAGTTGAATGACCTGTCCACCATACCCATTGAGACAATCTTTCGATTACATCTCTATAGTAATTTGAGTTACCGTTTGAATCTTTTGAATCCGATGCGAGAGATACAAAACCATATGTTTCTAAAACTGTGTGTGCAGTTCCTGAAATGCTTCCATCTTCGTCTACTACGACTACATGAATCTCGTCATCTGAACCACCTGCTGCGAGGGCAGATGCAGATTTGCCTGGAGCTTTGTTGAATAATCTGTAGAACTCCCAATATCTGTCAACAGATGTTAAAGCAGGTACTGTCTCTGTTAGACCTGTCCCTGCAGGTTGATTTAATGCTTCGACAACAACTGTGTCTGCATCTGTATCAACTGAAGTTACTCTATAACTAGTATTATGGTTTGCGAACTTAATGATATCTCTGACTGTAAACCCATCGGCTGAAGTCATTGAAATTATAGTTTGACCTGAAACCTCTTCTGAGGAAACAGTTGTCACATCTTCATTTAAGTAAGCGTCTGAACTAGCACATGCTGAAACTTTAAGTGAATTACCTAAAGCACCAGCATATCTTGCTGCCCATTTACCGATTGTACCGTTTAGAGAACCATCTCTTGCAATATCTTGGTAATTAGATTCATTTTTGATTAGTTGAGTCCCACCACTTTGGTTAGCGTTTAGTAAACCTGATTTGTTTACTCTCACTACTCGAAGTGACGAACCATATCTTAGGAACGATTCTGCTGAATAAAAGTCTTCAGCTCCAGCGTCACTATTTTCAGGTTCGTAGAATGTATCGACTAAACTTTTCGCATCTGAAACTGTTACTACTTCATCAACAGGGCCCCATTGAAATGAACCAGCGAATGCACCTGTAGTAGATGAAACTGCTGGCACAACATTTGTAAGGTCTATCTCTGAGACCTGTACGCCTGGTGATACTTGAAATGCCATACTTTTTCTCCTGTTAATGTAAAAAGTTTTCTTACAGTTTTATTTATAAGTTTATTACTTTTAACATCGTTATTTAGTGTTCAATGAACCATCTATCTCCATTTGTATCTACAAAACTAGTAGATTCTTCCTCTTGGTGGAAGAAGCCTGGGGGTAAAAGGTCGTCCTCAATCATTTTTTGTTGTTCTGCATACAATAAATCTTTCACTGCACGGTCTGTAAGGTATGTGAACTGTTCTGTTGTCACAAACCAACTAAACAACACTAGATTCATAACAGTGTCATCATTATATCCACGGTCTGCTTCATAACTGTTTCCTTTGATAACAAACGTCATCAATTCAGTTATAGTTGCACGGTCAACTACTGATAGTCTGTTCTCTTCTAATAATTCTTTGAGAGTAGAACAACCAACTCTTTTAATACGTCTGTTCATAGTTACACCTATATCAGACGCCTTTTGTAACCCTTGTGCAAACACATTTGGATACTCTATATCATAGTGTAATTGTGTTGCAACCATGGAACCTTCTGCATTATTTTCAATAATAACTAATGCTTCGTTGTAAGGTCTAACGTATTTATTAATTATGTCAGGTAACAACATACTTGATATCATATTGTCCCTATAACATAGCACTTGTCTAAATGGTTTGACTGATACGTCTATAACAGTGAACGTTGAATAGTCTAATCCACGTCCTGAGGACACGTCTACGGTGCATACATAGTTGTGGTCAGGTTGGGGTAGTTCATAGACAGAAACACCGTCACGACCCCACTCACAGTCCACAGCACGCATTCCTAGTAGGGTATCTGAGTTGATAAGTGTAGAACCAGTACCTAAGAAACTATTACCATATTCCTGTTCAAACTGTGCCTCTGAGGTGTTTGCAATGGTCATTTTCTTCCATTCTTCATCTCTGTCAGGGACATCATACCAGTTAATGGTGAAATGTTTGTACTCTGATTGACCATGTACTGCACTTTCGTATATCTTATGGAACATATTACCCACACCGTTTGCAGTTGAGGTAATAATAACCTTAGAATCTTTACCTGAGGTCACCACAGGATATGTTGATGTGTAGAACTCTTCTGCACCTTCAACGAATGCAAACTCATCGAGGTATAGTAGGTTGATTGACATACCACGAATTGACGATGAAGATGTTGCAGCTGCAACGACTTTAGAATCGTTTGCAAATTCAATTGAACCTTTGTTAAGAATCTTAACTCCAGGCTGTAAAAAGAATGGAACAGACTCTAACATAGTTACGAGACGTGCAATCATCTCTCTTGCAATTGCACCTTTGTTTGCAAGGATAGCAACGTTTACTTCAGGATGAAAGAGTAAAAACCACAGTAAATATGCACAGGATGTGATGGACTTACCACTCTGACGTGATGCAAGTACTACATTAAATCTATTTGTATTGTAGTGTTCTATTAGTCCTGACTGATAACCACGTAGTTTAAATGGAACTAAGCCTTCGTCAAGTGAGATAATTTGAGTGTAAGATTCGATAAAGTAACAGGGGTCTTTGGAACACTTTATGTATTCTTTTAACTCTTTTTCATCGTACTGATGGTCTATACCAGCACGTTTAATGAGTGTGTTACCTAAGTAACCTTCATTTTTAGGTTGTACCATCTTTAATCTTTATTCTTTTTTAGGAATTTCTGTAATTCTGAAGTTGACCCCACATATAAATGATTGTGTTGAGTCTTAGGTGCATCTTCACCTTCTAATTTTTTAAGTTTGTTTTGTAAGTCAATTAGTTTTTCTGCAGTCTCCCCCACAGTTTTAATTAACTGTCCTGCGACTTCGTAGGCACGTGGGTGTTCGGTTTCTTTGGAAAGTTCAAGGATACCATCGATTGCATCCTGTCCTCGTTCTACGAGGTTGTAGAGGTTCTCACGGGCATATTTGTAATCTGTTTCGATATTATCAGAACGAGAAGGAAGTTTTACTATATCAGTTTCCTTCTTTATATCTGTACTAATATCTAACAGGTCATTTAACTGTTGGTCTACTTTGTCTGTCATAATTAACTTGCATCACTTGTTTTATCTTCTTCAAATGTTGATGTAGTGCCGTCATCATAGAATGTAACTGTCTCTGCAATTACAAATGAATCTGATGGGTCTACTGAACCAACAAACTTGAGTGTAGTGTTTGCATCGATAGTAATTGCATTACTTAATACGATTGCTAATCTATCTGATGCAATAGATGAGATAGTTGGGTTGGCGTTATTACCTGTTCCAAACACTTCATCTCCCACACTTATCTTACTATTTATTGCAGTGTCAAATGTCACTGATGTTGAGTTAGATACTGCGTTTGCAGTCTCACCGAATGCAGGTTCATAATGTTTAACTTCTTTGATAAGACCTGCACCATCGATTTGTGTTGAAGTAAACTGTCCTGTACTGTCACTGATATAGTCTCTTTCAATAACATTCTTGATAACATTTCCAGTAGACACAGGCCCGAAGAAGTATATCTTCATAGAAAACTCTAGTGTATATTCGAGTACTCTACGTTCTTCGAATGTTCCTTCAAACTGGTCATCCATTGTGACACTAGTAAGTGTAATAGGAACATCTCTTACATCTGACATATCATCAATCATCTTCATTGTGACTGTGTATTCAGGTTGGAAATATGGTAGTATCTGTTCTACAATCTGTAAACCATCAGCAGCGTTCTTTGCAAGAACACTCAATGTAAAGTTTAGATTGTAAGGTGCAGGTTGATACTGGTAACCTCTTGTTAGATTACCGTCTTCTAATACTGTCTTAGAATGACGAATGATTTTATTCTGTTGTCTTGTTGCATCGTATTCAAAACCACTTAACTGGAATGTCATACGTGGTAGAGAGATTGCAGTTCTGTTTCCATCTGTTAGATTGGATTCTTCTGCAAGTCTCTGTAGAAACTTTTGTTTTGGGCCGTATGAAATCGGAACCTTTTGTGATGACAATACTGTACCGTCTGACTTAGTCTTCTTTACAGTCAGATTATTGAAGAGTGTACCAAAGATTGATATTGACCTTTTGATTGTCTCATTATAAAAATATGTACCAAACATTAGGGTTCTCCGAATGGATTAGTTTCACTGAAGTCTAGATATGATGTTTCAGAATCTTCAAACTCTTTGTTCTGTGCATTACCATCGTTTGCAAATGTAAGTATATCTGTGATTGATGCAATGTCATAAGAGGCACCGTTTGCACCAACCAGTGTATCACCGACTTGAAGTGTAGTAGTGTTATCTTTAATGGTAAGTTTTCTATTTGTACCATCATCCCATGAAACCACTTCACCAACCACGGTTCCGTTTAATGACACATTTTCATTAACATAGTATTGACCACTTCCACCATCTGCCATTGTTAGTTCAATAGTATATGCTTGTTGGTCTTCAACCAAGTCAATGTTTGTGACACCTGTATCAAAGTCTTCACCACTGTATTCAAACAGTTCACACTGCATCTTGAATACAAAGAGTTTACCAACTTGATAGAATGGGTTTTCGTGTTCAACAAATTTGATTTCAAATAAAGAACCTGAAAGTGGGAAATATATGAGATCACCCTCATTTGGTCTTAGACTTGTTGCAAGATTGCTGTCTAACGAAATAAATCTTTCCCAACTTCTCAGTGATAAAACAAATGTTGCTTGGTCTCTTACTTGAACACCAAACTTACTGAAGAGGTCTCCCTCTCCTTCAAAACCTTCTGTGTTTTCAATGTACATTTCAACACTGTATGCATCACCAAATGTAGACTGAATGTCTTCACCTAAGATACTGTCTTCTTCGACTATCTCTCTAGGTAAATAGAAACATTCATGTCCATAGAATCGTAAAGACTCAACAACTAAATCTTCGTATAGATGTTGTTCAGTCGATACTGCATGATTGAAATATACATTTGTTGGCATAACTAACCTATCATATCCATCACAGGCATTTCAAAGTTCAATCGAGACTCTTCTTCTAATCTACGTATCTCTTCCTGTGCTTCTTGTTTCATTGCAGAACCATCAAGTGTTACACCGCCTGGCAATTGAATACCTGAGAACTTAGATAAGTTTTCTCCCCATTGATACTTCACTAATGAGGTTGCATATTTTTTCAACCACATGTCGTTGTAAATATCTGTGAAATCTGTTGGGTCTAATTTTCTATAACACTCAATGAGAATATACTCATTGTTATAGATTGAATCCACATCCATATCTAGATACAATCTATTCATGTGTGTGTTGTATCTGATAGGAGTTCTACCCACTAAAATGTTGTCTAGTAAGTTGATGTGTTGTTGTACTTGTTCGTAGTATAAGATGTTTGTTGATGTTAAATCCCATAAATCATTCAATCTTAGTTGATATCTAAGGTCAAACATATTCATATTATGTTTATCATTGAATGGGAATATGTTTATAACTGCAAGTACGTGTTCAGGCAATACGATGTAATTCTGTTGTTGATATACAACCTCATCGTCATATGCATGTGTGCCAGCTGCACTCTCTGTAAAAGACTCATTTGTTTTCATTGCAGTCTTTTTAGCGTCAGTTATTCTGTGTTTTAGATATGTTTTGATTGAACCATCATAGTGATATTCTCTGAAGTACTGAAGTGCTTCATCGATTCTGTCATCAAATTGGTCATCATCCACGTTAATTTCGAGAACAGGCGCCCCTAACTTACGTTTGATATACTCTTTTAATGATGCTTTTGAATTTGGTTCTGCCATAGTAGTGTTCCATTAATAAATGTTCTACTACTATTTATGTGAATTTTAATCTTGGAAGTAAGTTCTAGACTGTAATCTGTCTATCTTTTCATCGATACGTTCAATTGTATTCATTAAACGTTGGAAATCTGCTTCGATTTGTTCTCTTGTAACATAGTCTTTTGCTATCTCTTCACGTGTTTTATTGAGAAGAATATCAATTCTTTTTTGTTCAGATAAAACTGAACGTACTAAGAATCCCAATGGCACTAACACCACTGTTATAAAGAAGTTCCAAAGAAAGGTTGGGTCTACTGTGATTTCCATATGGGTATTTATGAAAATCAACTCATTATAGGGTCACCGTTTTCGTCTATTTCAAAAAGAAATTCATCAGGATGGTAGTTTTTTGGTTCACCAAATTGACCTCCATCACCATGGTATTTAACTACCATATTAAATGAAATGCTGTATCGGTCTTTATCTGTCATGTTGGGTTCTACCATATGCATCAATCCACTAGGAAATAAAATTAACATACCTGATGTGGGTGCATAACTCATAGAACCTGGCGCCCGAGGTGAATGTGGAAAATCAGACACAACCTTAACATCTTTATCGACCATATCTATGCAACCCTCATCACCGTCTCCCTTTATATAAAACACACCACTATACCAACATCCATTATGCATATGTGGTTTATTCCATGCAGAGAAATCGTTTACGTTAGCCCAAGAGTTACCAATATGTATCGATGCTTTTGTTTGGTCTAATCCATGAAAAGGTAACACTTCATCTTTAAAAAGTTGTTCTATTTTTCTCATTAACTGTTGTAAAATTGGATTTGATTCACACCCATCGTTTGATTGCCAACCAGTATATGCATTAGATATTCTTCTACCTTCAGGGTCTTTTCTTCTCATGCCATCTATTGCATCTACACACTGTTGAAGATACTCATTAGTTATTCCTCTTCTTTTATCCAAGTTTGGGTCTAATAAATTTCTTTCAAATACAAAATTGGGAAATAGTAATCTAACTGCCATCTAAATCTAACTCCAGTTGATGTTCTCCACTGTCATCTTTTTCACTTACATGAAATGGACACTCAGGCGGTGGAGATTCTTCTTTATAAAACTTACCTTTAGGTGTCCAATATTCACCTTTTCTATAACCACCACTAGTTAAATTCTGTGCTCTATCTGATTCAGATAGGCCTGGTTTTCTAACCCACTCATCCATTGTTGCACCTGTTCCATCTTCTTGTGAATAATGTGATGTAACGGATGACCTATTTTCTGTGAATGATTTGTGGTCATATTGAATATAACTTGCATTCCACTCTTCTCTTTTATATGGAATTACTTGACATAAAGGAGTCCCTTCCTTTATAGTAAATGAATGATTCACCTTTGGATAAAAGATTATCTGTGCATTGTCCATATTCTTATTAAATGTATCGGTATCTATAATTCCTTGCCAAGTTGCAAAGTATCTGTTTTGAAAAAGAAAGGGGTCTAAGTAAAAACAAGAATAGCCTGGAGGTGTAACTACGTTCCATGGATTTCTCATTTTAAAGGCATCTTTAATTGGGCCTTCATTATCTAAGTATTGAAATGCACCTGCCATTTGTTCTGAGGGGTGCGAAGGTGATGCATAATCACCATTATCTACAACATGACTTCTAGAATGGTCTTCATTAGTTTCAGGAGTTCTTCCAAAATTAACTTGCAAATCTCTGTTTGCAACTAGATACCATCCACTCTTTAACCAATCATCCATAGCAGGACATGCACGAATAGTAGTCGTCTTCTTATTTCTAACGTCCATTCCAACTTTAGCTTGTTTCCACCAATGTGGTTGGTATTTTTTTGCTAAAACAGGTCTAAAGTTTTTTGTTGTTTCAGTATCGTATGTTGTGAACTCTATCGTTGGCACTAAACATTTCCTCACTATCTATTAATTGAACCTCGTCACCTCTAAGAACAATTGACCTTCTGTCTACATATTTTGCTTTAGGTGTTGGTGCATCTGCACCATGTGGTATTCTACCATCAAACATTAATAACCTATTAGGTTTGAATTCAACTTCACCTATCTGATGGTTTTTAATGTGTTCGTCTCTACCTTGAAGTCCAAACTGTGGTTCATCATAAAATCTTAAATTTCCACCCCACTCCTTGTTCCAAAATCTATTATAGTAATATAAAAAAGATAGATTCCATTCATCATGGTCAGCACAATCAGAGTGAGTGGTTCCATGTAATCCTTGTGTCTGACTATTCAATCCCATGTATTGAAATCTAATCCACTTAAATTGAAAATCAGTTTGGATTCTTCGGTTAAACCATAAAGGTATATAGGAGTGATATGTATCTTGACCTTGTTCTAATCTTTCACCCTCTCTAAGAAAACTTGCACCCCAAAAACTATGATGTGGTAATCCTGTGGGATTTCTACTGCTTACTTGATTGGTCTTAGACCATATAGAACTATTGGTTAAAATTTTATCTATATGATGATGTAATTCTGTACATAGATAGTCATCAATTACATAGATTTTTTTAAGTGGTAGTTCTGTGACCTTGAATGGTTCATCCAAGTACACAATATCAAAATCAGACATACTAAGTCCTGTCGTGACTATCAGGTGCCTGTAAAGGTTGTGGAATTACACTAAGATACTCTTCGAATTCTTTTAAAAAGTCTTCTCTAGTATTTAAAATCTCTTCTTCTACTTGTTGATAACAACACCAAAGGGCATCTATGTACTCTAAAACACGTCTTGCATGTGACCTTCTAGGATGTGCTGAACCCTCTCTACCTGCAATAAGAACCTCAACTTCATTATCAAAACCATATGCCTCAGATTGATTCTTAACATTGTCATGACACAAGTCATTAATACTTTTTAAGAATTGATTGTTTAAAGAATAACCTATAGGAGGTTCAGAGTTTTCTATGTATAACTCAATAGCATCTTTCTCTTCATCATTGAGTTTTACATGGTCTTGGCTATCAAACCCCAAACTATCGTCCCATTTAAGAACCTTGACTTCGATGTCTGAATACACCAACATGTCATATTCAAAACCCAACTCAGGTGCATCTACGTTTTCAAAACTGTATGAGAGACCATTAGGTTTGGTGATTCTCAATTCACCATTTTCTGTATATATTAATTCACTTTTCATAAGTTACCTCTTTCATATTATAAACTATAATGTGGGATTTGTCAAACTAAAATTTCCCATCTTTTGTAAATATCTAAATTATTTATGTGGGAATAATCCATGTCTTTTACCCAAGGCCCACCCCTCGTATAATGAATACCGTTGAAATCCCATTTAGTTTCAGGGTCATCATACCCTTCTGTAAATATATATCGTTCAGGAATTTTACTGATTTTGTCCGTCCATTCAAATTGATGGAGTTGTTTCCCTGTCCAAGTGTTCACTGCTTCAGGTGTCAACTTCTTACAGTCTTCATGTCCGTTGTTGAATATCATGAGACTTGACCATAGTTTCTTAGGATAGTCAATATTTACTTCACCCTTAAATTTAGTATCATCATGTTTGTATTGTGGATACTGAATACATGCAACAGCATCATCAGGATTTAGATAATAGAACATCGGTAGTAGACTTCTTTGAAAGATGAAATCATCATCAATGAACATACTGAATCCTTCATAGTTTTCTAAGTATGGAATTAAGAATCTACTATATGTAAACTCAGTTGATTGATTTGCATACTCCCTAGTGTACTCAGGAATCTTTGAGACATCTAAGAACTTAACTTCAGGTGTGAACTTTATCTGTTCAATACAGTGTCCATTACCAGTGTCTTTTTCGATAGTGTCTAATATAGATTTTTTTGCAATCTCAGGCAGGTCTCTGTGTCTACTGTCATATCCAATATAGATATTGAAGGGTTTACCTTTTGCAAGTTCTGTAACCTTCTTGTTGAATTCATATACAATTGGTCTAAACATACCTACGTTCATTAGGTTTGTGTTATATTCTAATGCACCTTCAATAAGTGTAAAGGATACATTGTAGTGGCCATTGTTTTTATTTAATTCAGGTCTTGCATCAAGTTTGGTTTTCCAATACTCTATAAGTTCATCTGCAGTAACAGCAGGTGAATCAATTGCATCATATTTGTCAATTATGCAAAGTTCCAAATCAGGGTCACCCATCTCTTCAAAAACTCCTGACCTAACAGAGCCTGGATGGATTCTTAAAGTGTAACGACTGTCTTTTACTAGTTCTACTACTTTACCTTGAATTGGTGCCCAAAGACCTTCTTTCTGAATACTCTGAGTTAACCAGTGTGCTTTTGCAGCATGGTAATACATTGAATGTAATGACACTGCATCATTTTCTGTAGGAGTGTATCCATCATTCCATGTGACTTCGTTTTCAATATCTATGTACTCACCATCAAGTGTTATGGTGTCCATACCTGCGACACCTTTCTCTTCATTTCTTGGTTTGGTGGTGTATCCTAAAGGTAGGAATTTATGATAACATGGTGCTTCATTTCTGAGACCATTGAAGAGTGCCCATTTTTCTTTTTTGCGTTCTTTTTCAAAATCACCCCATTTAAAAATCTTGATTGGTGGGATGATTTCTTCCATGACATACTTTAGAATCTTATACGATTCTTTTTCAGAGTAATCTCTGTCTATGTCAATTTGTCCTAGATGATAATACTTACCACTGAAATCCTCTACTTTAGAAAGAACTTCTTTTGCAATATCATATTCCTTTAAATCAATAAACATAATATAAACCGAATTGTTAAACTTACTAGTATTTAGTCACTAGGAAGTTATAGGTGTTGCAGGCCATTGTTGTGATAATTCACCATCCCATCTTGCAACTGGAGTTCTACCCTGTGTTGCATAGGTGAACGGTTGTCTATGTTGATAGGTGAAAGGTGTTTGACCTTGACGTGCATAAGTAAATGGTTGTCTATTTTGATAGGTGAAAGGTGTTTGACCTTGACGTGCATAAGTAAATGGTTGTCTATGTTGATACGTAAATGGTGTCTGACCTTGACGTGCATATGTCACTGGTTGTCTATGCTGATATGTAAACGGTTGTCTTGCATTAGCAATATATGGGTATTGTCCATTTGCAATGTAAGGATAAGGTTGTTGTGCATTAGCGATATAAGGCGATTGTGCATTTGCAATGTAAGGATACGGTTGTTGGGCATTAGCGATATAAGGTGACTGTGCATTCCTAATATTCGGTTCTTGTGCTGACCTGATATTTGGTTCTTGTGCTGACCTTATATTTGGTTCTTGTGCAGACACAGGGTTTCTATAGGTAAATGGTGACCTATAGTTGTATGTAAACGGTTGTCTTGCATTAGCAATATAAGGAACCCTATATGTAAATGGTACTCTATAGGTAAATGGTTGTCTTGCATTAGCAATATAAGGCACACGATAGGTAAACGGTGACTGATAAGTTACAGGTTGTTGTGCTGACGCTGGATACCTTGCATTATACGTAAACGGTGCTTGGAACGTAAATGGTTGTTGTGCTGATGCAGGATACCTAGCATTAAAGGTAAAAGGAGTCTGCACGTTTATCGTGTTTCTCGCATTTCCTGTTGTTATCGTCCTATAAAAACCTGTTGCCATTTTACTTTATAATCCTCATTATTTCAAATCTTGTGGGTAGAAACCACCACCACCACCACCGCCACCGCCGAAGAAGTATACAACACTTGTTCTGAACTGATACGTATACGGTTGTTGTGCAGTACTTGGTGATCTTGCGCTTGCAATATAAGGCACACGATAGGTAAATGGGTTCCTTGCACTGTTTGGTTGTCTTGCATTAGCAATGTAAGGTACACGATATGTAAACGGTGACCTAAATGCTACTGGTTGTCTTGCATTTGCAGGATATCTTGCATTATACGTAAACGGTGTTTGACCGTTTGCTGGATATCGAGCATTAGCAGGATATCTTGCATTATACGTAAACGGTGTTTGACCATTTCTAATATTAGGTTGTTGTGCATTTACTGGATTCCGATATGTAAATGGAGACCTATGGTTGTATGTATACGGTGACCTATGGTTGTATGTATACGGTGACCTATGTTGATAGGTAAACGGTTGTCTGTTTTGATATGTGAAAGGAGTTTGTCCTTGTCTAGCATATGTTACAGGTTGTCTATGTTGATACGTAAATGGTGTCTGACCTTGTCTAGCATATGTAAATGGTTGTCTATGTTGATACGTAAATGGTGTCTGACCATCTGCAATATAAGGTGACTGTGCATTTGCTATGTAAGGATAAGGTTGTTGTGCATTAGCAATATATGGATACTGACCATTTGCAATGTACGGATAAGGTTGTTGTGCATCTGCAATATATGGTGTTTGTCCATTTGCAATGTACGGATAAGGTTGTTGTGCATTAGCAATATATGGATACTGACCATTTGCAATGTACGGATAAGGTTGTTGAGTTAACTCTTGACCTGAAGCGTCATTCCACCCTGTAGGTGTTTTAATGTAAATTTGTTTTACTGCACTCCAAGTACCTTGTGCAGTTTTTACCCATGCACCTCTTGTAGCACTCCACCCTGTGGGTGTTTTTACGCTTTGATTACCTGACGCCATTTATGTTTTTATCCTCACTAATCTACGCAATTATTTATGCGTAGTAAATCCACAAGTCACCAACTGCACCATCACCTGCTGAAGGTGTAGAAGTTGATTGATGTATATTCCTTGCAACAGCACCACTATTGTTTGCATAGTTTGTAGTAATTTGTGTAAACTCTACGTTTGATGATGTTGAAACTGCCTGTCCAATGCTAATTGATCCTGATGAATAAGTTACACCAGTTCCACCTGATAGATGTGAATCCACTCTAGCATCTGTATAGTACAAATTAGAACCTTCTGTCAAGCCTCCTGTATCGTGGTTAGATAAACTTGAAACTGTTCCTGTGACATTTCCAGTTAGGTTACCTTCAAAAGTTCCTGCAACCATAGTCTCTGAACCAACTGACCATTTGTCATTTGTTTCGTCCCATAAGAATGTCTTAGCTGCTGAACCACCTCTTGAGATACTTAAACCAGCATCTTGAGTAGGTGAACCTGATGTGAAATCAGAGTTTAAATTTAGAATGTTATCTGCAAGGTTGATTGTCTCTGAGTTAACAGTAGTTGTTGTACCTGAAACTGTAAGGTCTCCAGTAATTACAACTGTATCGTTAAGTGTAACATTACCTGTTCCATTTCCACTTAATACTAAGTTAGTGTCTGCACTTCTTGAGGCAATTTGGTTTACACTGATATTGTTTCCAAACTCTACGTTGTTACCTGCACTGTTGGTGATTGTTTCACCATCCAACATTTGAAGTGTACCTTTTGCTTGAATGATACCTGTACCTGATGGGTTAAACTCAATGTCACCACTACCAGCAGTTTTCATTTGAAGGTTTTGGTCACTGTCAGCAGAAACAACGATTGTTCCTGAACTATCTTCTAATACTTTTTGTCCGTTAACATAAAGTGACCCTGGCCCGACATATACGTCTCTCCATTGATTAGATAAAGAACCTAAGTCGTAGGTGACATCTACACTTGGAAGAATGTGTCCTGTGACTGTAGAATCATCTGTAAGTGTTATACCTGCAAATGAAGGTGTATCTGAAGTTCCTACTGCTTGTCCTATGCTAACTTCACCACCTGAAACTGACACACCAGTTCCAGCAGTAATTTTAGATTGAATTGTTGCATCTGAAATAGAAAGGTCAACTGCACCGTCTCCTGCATCATCGTAAGATGCAGTAATGTTTGTATGTGAACCGTTAGTTACTAACTGAGCACCAACGATATCTTGAATCTCTTCTTCTGTCTTACCAGTTGATGAAATCGTGATAGTATCGTCTGCATCGTTATAGGTTACTGTGGTTGAACCTGAACCTTGAATGATACCACCGATTTTGTCTGCGATTGCTTCTTGAACGGCAGCACCAACACCACTTGCAGTGATGTTACCTGAACTATCGATAACCTCTACGTTACCAACGGTCAGACCGTTCTTGATTATAAAATTCTTTTCCCCTGCCATTAGATACTACCCCCATCAACTGTTGGTAATGAAAGTTCACCAGTAGATGAATTATAACTTAAATTTGATTCTCCAGTAGCAAGTGATATAGCACCTCTTGCCTTTGTGTTTGAAAAGTATTGATTTGTGGAACCTTCTGAAAGACTATCTGTGTCTAATTCTGATAATGCAGTTGCCTGTAGTTTACCTGAACTATTGATAACCTCTGTAGAACCCACTGTCAATCCGTACTCTATAACAAATGTATTCTGTGTTGCCATATTTTGTGTGTCCTATACGTAAAAGTGTGGTTTAACACTTGTATTTATGAGATTAGGATGTTTAAACTAGACCCCAATTTCAATTTTTTTAAACTTTATTTCAGTAGAGTTTGTAGAAGCAGGTGTAATTCTTAATCTCACATCCCCACCACTGATATCAACACCAAAAGATACTAATTCACTCGTGGTTCCTGCAAGTACAGTACCGAATTGAGAGAAATATGCATTTGTACCATCGTGTAGTACATGTATTTCAGTCATTTCGTAATCACCTGCAGTACTATCTGAAATTGATATAGTATATTTAACAGATCGATACGTTGAAGAAGACCATGTATCTAAATTTGTTTCAGAGGTTGATGTAGTTGTTACACTACCTTCACTAAGTCCACTCCCTGCATCTTGAAATGTTAGTGTTCCACTACCATTGGTTGTAAGAACTTGTCCGTTTGTTCCGTCTGATGTGGGATATGCGATACTAGCACCAGTAATACTGTTTGTTACATTGAGTGTCGTTGCAGTTAAATCACCAACTTCTAGTGCTGCCTTTGCATATC